CTCAGTTATCACTAGCGGTTGATTGTATAGCAATGGCCATCCAGTCTTCTTGTCCAAGTTTAACAACTCTGCAACGTACTCTTGCTGTTACGTTCATAACGTCGCTTGTTAGAGCATCGCCGTTGCTAACTGCTAGGTAAAGAGTATCATTGACAACCATGAATGCTTCAGACAAAGCGGCAGGGCCAAAGTTGTCGGGGAAAAAGTCAGTTGCGACGGTTGTTACGTTGTTGGTAAAATCGACATTGATTTGACCTGAAGCAACTAGGCTTTGATTATCTGCTCTAACTAGAGAAGTACCGGGGTTAAGGTCACTAAGTTGTGCAGATAGTGCAGTGTCAGAAGCCACTGCTCCTGCTAGTCTGCCAGCGAAGTTAGAACCGACTTGCCAAATAAAATCAACATGCTCGATTGCTATTGCTTGACCTGTTGGTACATTTACATAAGCACCCAAATCAATAGAGCCTTGTAAAATACTGCCTGCCGCAGTTGCATTCGGAATTGTTACTGTCTCAGTTAGGTAGAAACTACCTGTCTTTGCTTTCGCCATGTTTCCTATCATGATAGGGACAGTTATTATATGTTATCGCTTTCCTTCTCTTGAACATCTGTTCTATTTCTTACGGTTATAGGACTCTGTTCTATAATCTAAATGCAACACTCCTCTCGGTAGTAACTACTATTACTGAGTAATACACCCCCCTAACTAATGCAATGCTTCAATTGTGGCCAAAGAAAGATGAGAACCATATATCCGGAGGGGTATGTTCAGAAAGTTTGCGATACTTGTGGGTATAAATCGTTCCCAGTTAAGATACCAGTATCGATACCGAGGTGTCAAGAATGAAAATTAATGAGTACGAAGAGATGACTTGTGATTGGTGCGGAAGCGATGGATGGTTTTGTGATTCTGATTTAATCGATGGTAAATGTAAAATTTGTATTATTAATGATTGTAATCATAAAAACATTGTATTTGAATATCAAGGTTCTAATTCTCATCGTATTAGAGTAATGGAGCACTGTCTTGATTGTAATATATTTAGAGAATGTAAATTATATTACGCTGAAAGACATGTTGGTAAATGGGATTCAGAAGATATTAATCAGGGGGATATAGAACAATGAAGAATAGAGCATTGAAAATATCTGTATCTATTCCTTTGAAGATAGTTGAAGAGTTAGACCAACTCACGACGTACAAAGGTAGGTCAAGAAGTAAGTGGATTACTAATGCTATTAGTGAGAGGCTGAAAGGTTTTGAGACTGCTCCCGAGATGTCAGAGCGTCAATTGACTGCGATGCTATTCAATTCTACAAAGAACCCCTTATTGAAAGTGATACTTGGCGAACTTCTTAACCCGACTAAACTACAAAGCCACCCGGAGAATAAATAAATTTAGTTCCTAGTGATTCTACACGTTCTCTTTCTACTGTTCCATATTGGTCTTTACCTGCTACTTTGCCTTGGTTAATTGCTAGAGCAGCTTGAAACTGTAAGTCTACTACTTCTTCTAGTCCTTCATAGAATAAACCCATTGGAGTACGCTTTGCCCAAGTAGGAGCGTCGGGCCTATTCTCCCAACCTTCGTAAAGTAATTTGCCTATGCGACGTAACGTCGGATAGTCTTGATTCATATTTACACCTGATTAGCAAGTTCGTACGACCTCTTGAGCCTCATCATGTACTCAAGTTTAGGCTCTGATGAAATAGTACCGGGTATTAACACTCTAGTAGGTGGCCAAGAACCTTTGAAGGCTTCACCAGTGACAGCAGTCAATAACAATATTCTATAACAGTATAATTTATCTGCGGCAGTAGGTTCTAGTGATGAAAAGACTTCTCGTTCTAATAACTTCAACGTATTAAGTCCTGCTTTAACGGATTGGGTTGTGTCAATAGTGTACCATTTTAATTCTCCATGAATAATTGAACTTCTATCAAACCTTGCTTGTCCATCTATAAAGCCTGAATAAGTATTGAAACCGGGGGCGGCTATTATTGAAGCTGCAAAATCATTTGTATTCAAAGGAATAGATGAAATGATTGTTTGCTCTATAACGTACGGTTGTTCAGTTGGAGCACTAGCAAACTGGCCACTAACTATACCGCCTCTTTGTTCAAATGAACTGTAAGGATAGAATGTTTTTCTCTCCATAGCATAACCGCTTAAATCTATATCTTGTTGTAAAACAAAGAATCCACCGCCTAAGTTTGTTAAACCTGAGCCGCTTGCAGTGACTTCAAAATCACCTGACACAGGATTAAATTGAATTGCTAAACCGCCAAACTCTGCACATAGAGTACGTTGCATATCTTCTTCACTCATTTTTTAGCCTCCTTCTTTTTCTTAGGCAATGGTTTAAGTTTAGGATATATCCCATATTTACGGTAAAGTTCAATTAGACTCATTTCTTCCTACTCCTTTTGAAAGCAGTAGACATTCTCTTCAGATCTAATCTTCCTTTTTTGTCTCCACGCTTAAACTTAATGTGGTTTGATTTGTTTTTAATGTATCGCTGCCAGTCTGATAATTTACGTTTAGTTCCTTTGGCTGCTTTAGCCACTTTCTTAGTCGTAGACTTAACAGTGCTAACAGTCCGCTTAACATCGCCAATAAGTTCTCGTATTTCATCGAGAGTACCTTCTATCTTAACCAAGTGTATCACACTCAGTTATCACTAGCGGTTGATTGTATAGCAATGGCCATCCAGTCTTCTTGTCCAAGTTTAACAACTCTGCAACGTACTCTTGCTGTTACGTTCATAACGTCGCTTGTTAGAGCATCGCCGTTGCT